GGCGTAGCTATACAAGCCAAGCAGAATCGCGGCGTAGTAATGATCCAAGTGCCGCTAGACAACTTGCGTAAGTCTCGACAGTACCTAGCTGAGAAGGTGCTCGATCTGGTCCAAGCGTTCTATACCGAGCAGCGCATCATTATGGTCACGGACGACAGTGACCCGCTGAAACCCAGAGAGCCGATGGTAGTTAACGAAATGACCCCCGAAGGTCAGATTCTTAACGACCTGACGTTAGGTGAGTACGACGTAGTTATTGCTACCGCACCTGCGCGCGACTCGTTCGATGAGGTCCAGTTCGCTGAAGCCCTCAACCTTCGCCAAGTGGGCGTGGCTATTCCTGACGACGCGATTATTGAGTATAGCCACCTCGCCAAGAAGGGTGAGCTTGCCAAACGTATCCGTCAGATCACAGGCGCTGAGCCGCCCACACCGGAGCAGGCCGAGGTTATGGCGATGCAGCAACAGATGGCTATTCAGAAGTTGCAGCTTGAGATCGCGCAGCTCGACGCAGACGTTAAGAAGACGCAGACCGAAGCCGCACTCAACGCTGCCAAGGTTCAGGATATTGCCGAGGTTGATCCGCAGGTCAGAGTCGCTGAGCTGCAAGGCAAGATGAGCATGAAGGAACAGGAGCTGATGCTACGACGCGAGCTTGCTGACCTTACAAACGAGACACGTCGCAGTCAGTCGGAAACGAATGCTGCAACGCGTATGGCTGCTACGGCTATGCAGACATCAGCCAAGAAGCAAGCAGCCCGTCCGAAGCAAACAGACGTACCGAATTTTCGTAACCCCCAATAGGAGATTGCCTTATGGCGAAGAAAGATACCCCAGCCGATCAGTTCGACACCGTTTTTGATGCTATGCCCGGTGCCGATAAAGCCACAGAGCAGGACGAAACACTTGATCTGAATTTCGGGTTGGGCGATGAGCCCACGGAAGAGCCAGTTGCCGAAGCCGAAGAGGTCGAGGAAGAGGTCGAGGAAGAGGTTGTTGCTGAAGCCGAGGAAGCAGAGGAAACGGCAGCCGAAGAGGAGCCCGTAGCCGAGGAAACTGAAGAAGTTGTTGCTGAAGAAGCAGCGCCGGAGCCCGCCCAGGAGCCCGACGTTACTACTAGCAAGCCCATGGTGCCGAAATCGCGGCTAGATGAGGTGCTCGCGAAGCAAAAAGCGCTTCAGAAGCAGGTTGAGGACATGAAAAAGGCGCAAGAACCTGCTGCAGATGCGCCCGACTCTTACGATTTTGACGCGAAAGAGCGCGAGTACATGAACTTACTGCTCGACGGCAAGGAAGCAGAGGCTGTGCAGCTGCGGCAGCAGATCCGCACTGCCGAAAAAACCCAGCTTGAGTTCGACATGAGCCAGAAGATGCAGCAAACAGTTTCGCAAAACGCGCAGGCGACTGCGTTACAGGCTGCTGCAAACGAGCTGGAGGCGACTTTCCCAGTATTTGACCAGAATGCCGCCGAATATAACGCCGACTTCACTCAAGAAGTCATCGATTTGCGAGACGCATTCATCGTTCAAGGCTTCGAGGCGGTAGACGCACTGTCAAAAGCCGCCAGTTTCGTCATTAAGGACCACGATCTGGTTACTGATGCCGCGCAGGAGTCCACTTTGACGCAAACAGCGGCCCCTATGCAGGACGAAGTTGCCAAAAAGCGGGCCGAGGTAAACAAAAAGCTCAAAGCGGCTAAGTCGCAGCCGCCCGAGTTACCTGGGGAGAGCTCTGCTGCACGCGGGGAGAAGGCGTTGGACATTAGCAACATGACGGAAGACGAGTTTAACGCGCTTCCTGATGCAACCATCAAACGATTGCGAGGAGATCTCTTGTAATGCCCAGTGAAAAAGACTCTCGACTAAAGCGAGCGGGTGTATCTGGCTTCAACAAGCCAAAACGCACCCCGTCCCACCCGAAAAAGTCGCACATCGTGGTGGCGAAGGAAGGTGATCAGGTCAAAACCATTCGTTTTGGTCAACAGGGCGTCAAAACCAACCAAACGGCGGGGCAGAGGAAGGCATTTAAGTCACGTCACGGTAAAAACATCGCCAAAGGGAAGATGTCAGCCGCGTATTGGGCCGACAAAGTTAAATGGTCACCTAGTAAGACTAAATCACCCTCAAACAAATGGAAAAAAGGAAGCTAGTTATGCCAAGCGTAGGTGGAAAGAAGTATCCGTACACGAAAGCAGGACGCGCAGCGGCAGCTAAGGCCAAGGCAAAGGCTAAGCCCAAAGCCAAGGCTAAACGTAGGAGCTACTGAACCAATGGCCCGAAAAGACGAAGCGAAATGGAAGCGCATCGTTGCATCAGTAAAAGCCGGTTCTAAAGGCGGGAAGCCGGGGCAGTGGAGCGCTAGGAAGGCGCAACTGGCTACTCAGCGGTATAAAAAATCCGGCGGGGGATATACAGGCCCCAAGACAGAGGCTCAGAAGTCTCTTTCAAAGTGGACAAAAGAGAAGTGGGGCACTAAGAGCGGGAAGAACAGCACTCAGGGCAGCAAGGCTACCGGCGAGCGGTACTTACCGAAAAAAGCTCGCGAGTCTTTAAGCAAGAAAGAATACGCCGCTACATCCCGCAAGAAGCGTTCTGACACCGCCAAAGGGAAGCAGTTTTCTTCGCAGCCGAAGAAGATCGCAAAGAAAACATCTCGACACAGGTGAGGCCATGGCTAATACGCGTAACTACAAAAAAGAGTACGAGTATCACAAGACAGACGCAGAGAAGAAGCGCCGTGCTGCACGAAACAAAGCGCGTCGAGCTGCTTTAGCAAAAGGGAAGGTTAAAAAAGGTGACAAGAAAGACGTGCATCACAAAGACGGTAATCCACGAAACAACAAAAGCAGCAACACCACCGTTGTAAGCAGGAAGAAGAATCGTGGTAGTTACAGGGTATAAATGGCTTGCTTCATATTATTACCCACGCTAATATACATGGTAGGTTCGTCCATCAGAACGATATCTGATCGTGTCGGTCACGTTAAAAACGTCTTCGCCTGCACAGGCGTAAAAAAAGCCGAGGTCGCCCCTCGTTAATAAGCGCTAGTTCGTCGCTCCACGATACGGAGATACGGATTAGCCGCTCCTTTAAGTCGGCTAAAAACGGTGGCGTTGTGCCATCAACTTTTATCTATGCACTAAAGGAGCCAAGAAATGGCTAATACTAACTTTGGAACACTCTCGGGTGACCAGCTTCAGGCGTGGTCCCGTGATTTTTGGCGCGTTGCTCGTAACGCTTCTTTCATCAACCAGTTCGCTGGTACTGGTCAGAATGCTGCTGTTCAGCGGATTACTGAGCTTACCAAGTCAGAGAAAGGCACCAAGGCTAACTTGACGCTGCTCGCTGACATGACTGGAGACGGTATCACTGGCGACAACACGCTGGAAGGCAACGAAGAAGCCCTCCGCGCGTATGACATCACCATTGAGCTGGATCAGTTGCGCTTCGCAAACCGTATTGCTGGCCGAGTTGCTGACCAGAAGACGATCGTAAACTTCCGTGAGACTTCTCGCGACATGTTGGCATATGCCATGGCTGACCGTATGGATCAGTTGGCATTCTTGACCCTGTCAGGTGTTGCTTATACGTCGAAGACTAACGGCGGATTGCGAACTACTTCCGGTACTGCTGGACATGAGCTGGTAGACCTGGAGTTTGCTTCAGATGTCTCTGCTCCTACGACCAATCGGCACCGACGCATCAGCGGCACGAACCTTTTGGCTGGCGACACGACTGCAATCACAGCTACTGACAAGCTTGCTTACAGCCACATTGTGAATCTGAAGGCTTACGCCAAGGATAACTTTATTCGTGGTATGCGAGCTGCTGGTAACCAAGAGGTGTTCCACCTGTTTGTTACTCCACAGCAGATGGCTAGCCTGAAACTAGACTCAGACTTCCTAGCTAACGTCCGTAACGCAGGTGTTCGTGGACCCAACAACGAGTTGTTTGCTGGTTCCTCTAGCCTGATGGTCGACGGCGTCATGGTCCATGAGTTCCGACACGTCTTTTCAACCGAAGGCGCAACGGCTGGTACTTCTGGCAACGCTGGCGCGGCTGGCTACAAGTGGGGTGCAGATGCAGACATAGATGGAGCACGAGCTCTGTTTATTGGTGCTCAAGCACTGGCTATGGCTGACATTGGTCTGCCCGATATCGTAGAAGACACGTTCGACTACGGTAACCAGCTGGGTATTTCGGTAGGCAAGATCTTCGGTCTTCGCAAGCCTAAGTACAACAGCGACGTAAACGGCGGCGTAGAAGACTTTGGAGTCATCTGCCTCGATACCGCTCAGTAATAATAATCGCCCCCTTCGGGGGGCTTTTTTAAGGATAGGTATATGAATCCCGGCGCTAGACGCAGACAAAGAAGGACAGCTACTCGTTCTAAGGCGAGGGTTGAACCAAGATCACCTAAGAGGTACGCCAGCGGAATTGCAAGAGCTGCTGCTAGCTCTGGAAGTGCAAATACAAAGACTAATCGTAACTACGATGCATCACCGGCACCCGAAACAAAAGGGGGCAAGCGTAATCCTAGGGCTGTCGCGCAAAGCAAGTCACAAGATGTTACGGGCGGCGTGAAGACCAAGGCTGGCACTTATAAGACGTTTAGAAAAAATTCCACAGCGGCGAAGGATTTTAGATCTGCTTTCGCAGCCGCAAGAAAGAAGGGCTACAAGACTTTTACTTGGAACGGCAAAAAATACACCACTAAGACTAAATAGGATTTTTCATGAAGATTATTTGCAAGGAGTCTCTCAGAGTCGCCACTCTGTCTGGGGCCGTAGTGCTATTCGAAGCTGGTGTACCTCGTGAAGTAGGCGAGGAAATTGGGAAAGCAGCATTGGTTATGGGCGCGGACATTGTGTCGGACTCACTTAAAGAGACGCCGGTAGCCGCAGCAGAAAAAGAGACCGAGGTCGAGAAGCCGCTGGCCCAAGTTATGGAAGATATTATCGAGGCGGCGAACCCCGGTGATTTCAAAGCAGATGGGACGCCAAAAGCTACCGTCGTAAACAAGTACGCAGGTCGCTCTGTCACTACGACAGAACGTGAAGAGGCTTGGGAGCAAGCTCTTAACTCTTAGAACGAAGGGTCTATATGAGTGTCACAGTAGCAAGCGTTATAGACAGAGTGCAATCGGTGATACAGGACGCCAGTGGCATTCGATGGCCCGAGGCGGAGTTAATACTGTGGGTTAATGACGCGCAGCGTGAAATTGCGCTGATCAAACCTGACTCTACTGCTACCAACACCACCGTCACACTCGCCACTGGTACTAAGCAGGACATTCCTAGCTCAGGCAATCGGTTGCTTCGGGTTGTTCGAAACATGTCCGCTGCGTCAAATGGAACGGGCGGCAGGACGATTAGATTAGTTTCCGAGGAGATTCTGGACGCGCAGACCCCCAGCTGGCATGACCCGGCTGTAACTGGAGATGCAAAACACGGGACTCAAGTTAAGCACTATGTTTATAACGATGAGAACCCCCGCAACTACTACGTCTATCCTGGGGTAAGTGGTAACGCTTACATCGAGATCGTTTACTCAGCAAACCCAGCAACTGTCGGCGCAAGTGACAACCTCGCAATACCTGACATCTTCGGCACAGCCGTAATGAACTACGTCTTATACATGGCTTTTATGAAAGATTCTGAGTACGCAGGTAACGCTCAGCGCGCAGGCGGTCACTACCAGTTGTTCACGACGGCTGTAGCGGGTAAGGGGCAGATCGATGTCGTGACGAGCCCTAACGCTGATAGCGCAAGGCCGGGAGTATAACTATGGCTACAACTTACGAGACGCTGCTCCCAGAAATAATGCCGATGGTGCCGGGCTGTCCTGACACCCTAATAGAAAACAACATCCGCGCAGCGGCAATCGAGCTGTGCGAGAAAGCGCCTGTGTATCAGCAGGAGCTAGACCCTGTCACAACGGTCGCTAACATTTACGAGTACGACTTGGAGCCACCAAGCGGGGCGGTCACGCATAAAATACTGTGGGTAACGCATCAAGGGCACGACCTGGAGCCTATCTCTACGGGGTTGTTAGAGCAGCGCTTACCGAAGTGGCGGGATGCGACTAACGCCGGTACACCGAAGTATTTCGTAAAGGTGACGCAGGCCGCGTTCTGGCTCGCTCCAGTCCCAAACGCCACAGAGTCACAGGCGGTCATCCTGCGAGCTCAACTGAAGCCAACATATACGTCCACCGCTTGTGATGACGGCGTTATGACTGATTACCGCGACGCAATTGTACAGGGGGCACTGTTCCGCTTGTTGCGGATGCCCAGTAAGGATTGGACTGATTTTGGTGGCGCACAGGTATACGGCACCCTTTTTCAGCAAAGTATCCAAGAAGCCGAGCGCAGATCGCGCCATGAAGACATGCCAATAGCCAGGAAGGTGAATTATGGAGGGTTGTACCGCTCCCCCAAGCACTCAAAAAACCGATACGGAAGAGAAAGCAAGTGACTTGGTTCTCTCAGATATTAGGTCGCATTGGCACTGGGTTAGGCCAGCGCTTGAAGAAATTATTGATGAAACTTTGTTTGTGGACCTCATACCCGAAGATGTTTATGCAGCATGTAAAGCAGAGGATGCACATTTTTGGCTTTCAGATGATGGGTTTGCTGTGACTACAGTCACTACAGAGGCATACACCGGGGTGCGCTCTTTACTCTTGTGGTTCTCGTATGCCCGCCACCGCGGTGGCGCAGTAGGTACTAAGCATTGCGCTTTTTTTGGGCAAGTCGCTCGGGAGATTGGCGCTAAATACTTAGAAACAAAAACATCGAGCGTAGAGCTGGCCGAGTATTTGCAAGAGAAAGTTGGTTGGCAACTTGAGCTCATCACTTTAAAAAAGGACGTGAGTCATGGGTAAAGGCCCAGAAAAAGCTAAACCTTCAGAAGCTGAAAAAGTCTCAGCGGGCGTAGCGAAGGCGGAATACGACCGTTTTAAGCAGTTGTATGACCCCCTGCTTCAGCAGATGCGTGATAAGTCCATGACTGACGATTACAAGACTACGTTGCGAGGCAGGGCCAACGCCGACACGCAGCAAGCGCTTTCCGGTGGGGGCTTTCAAGAGACGCAGAGAGTGGATGCAGCGGGCGATCGTTCTGCTGCTATACAAGGTCAGCTTGGTCAAGCCACTGCCGCCGCCAAGGGCATCGAGAACACCATGAAGACCGGCGTTCTTGGGACTGCTAGGGGGCAAGCGGCAGAGGCGCAAGTTGGCCTAGCAAAAGCTTCTCGACTTGGCACCTCTGAGGCACTCACTAAAGCGAGAGCCAACCAGGAGGTTTCTGCTGCTAAGTACAAAGCTGGCGGTCAGTTGCTAGGCGCAGTTGCTGGAGGAGCGCTCAACAAGTATCTAGATGCTAACCCAGATGCGGCAAAGTCAGGTTTTGGTAAGTTCGCGCAAGGCTTTTCCGACAACCTTGCGGCGCAAGGAGGTATTTGATGTCAATCGGAAACATCCCAGATATAGCTGCTATACAGCGCGGCGGCAATCCCAACACTGGCGGGAACCCTTATACAAACGGGCAGATCCCAACAGTAAGCGATCCCGACAAGACCTACGCTGACATGACTCGCCAGCAGTATCTCGACTATGTCAATGAATATGGGCAGTTTGAAGAGGATCTGATCAATCAAGCGCAAAATGATACCGGCCTCATCGATCAGGCGCGCGAGGACGTGGCGGGTGCCCAGCAGATGGCAAGTGATGTTGCACAGCGCAATATCAGTCGCTACGGCGCAAGTCTTACACCAGCGCAGCAGCAAGAGATGCAGCGTAGTCTGGGGCGCAGTAACACGCTCGGTGGGATTCAATCTATCTCGGACGCTCGCTTAGCACAGCGCGACGCGAACCAGAGAGCCTTATCGGATCTTATTAATATTGGGCAGGGCGTAAATCGCTCGTCTCTGCAGCAGATGGGATCTGCCGCTGCCGACGCAACTGCTCGGAACAATGCATACACGCAAGCCAAGGCCGCTTCAAAAGCCCAAACCTACGGAGTAATCGGTAGTTTAGGGTCGGCAGCGATTCTCGCCGCGTTTTTACTGTAAGGGAAAGATATGAGCGTTTTAGCAGGTTTGGGTATGGGTTTGGCGGGAGCTGGGGCGGCTTTTTCCGCCAGAGACGCGCGCGAACGCGACGAACGACAGCTTGTCCTCAATGAACAACAGGGGGCACGTCTAGCTACTAAAGAACGCGAGCGATTAGACGTAGACGCCGCAAATGGCACCATGACGTTAATTCATAACGCGGGGTTTTTCAACAACACTATGACTCGCATTGACGGCGACAAATTAGCTGCGGGACTAGAAGCTGGCGATGCTCAGGCTAGAAGTGTGGCGCTTGGTATTGCTAGAGCAAATAACTTAATTGATCCCTCAGTAAAAGATGCTAGATGGGTCAAAGGACCAAACGACGAATGGGTGATTCAGGCTTCTAATGAGGACGGCTCATTTGGCGTTATTACGTTGGATGGTAGCAGCGACCCCGATTCCCCTGTCGCTTCGTTCAAAACTCTTGACGACTTCGTCAGGGTGACAAACGAGGCCCTTGCGGACACTTTAAGGCATCAAACGAAATTTGATAATGCTGCGGCACTTGAAGCTGAAGGCATAGTGCTTGCTCAATACGCGGGGCTAGAAGATGCGATAGAAGGTTTGCCCCAGGAACAGCAGGTTGCAACCAAGAGGGGTGTCATAGCGACCGCTGCAAACATTGATGACCCAGCTGAGAAGCAAAAGTTTATTGACTCCGTTGCGTCCGGTGAGCCCCCCGCTGAATCCGAAACTCCAGCGCCACAAACTCCAGCAATCGAACCTGAAGCTGAGTCGGGGTCTCGGCTTGGTCGTAATCGAAGAGAGGTGCGAAGTGCACAGGAGAGACTAAACAACACACGCGCTGAGCGGCGGAGAAGTCAGTTACCTGACGAAATAGCAGCTGCGGAGGCCGACCTTGCCCAAGTTCAAGCAGACTTCGAGGAACGTGGTGTTAAGCCACGACGCCAGGGAGCGAACGGGGAGCTTGACCATCCCGCTATTCAGCAGCGTAAGGACAAGATCACCGGCTTGAAAGCAGAGCTGGTCGAACTCGAACCCGCAACATTCACCATGGACACCCCTGAGCAGCAGGCGTCTGTCGATAAAGTGGTTGAACAAACCAAGGACATGCCGACCGATCAGGTAGTAGAGAAGGTTATGTCCGGCGAAATTACTGTCTCGCCAGAGGAGCAAGCGGCGATAGCAACACAGCTGCAGCAAGCAGGCGTGGAAACTGTCGCTGACTTGGCAAGCCTTAAAAACAGTAAAGACCGGGCCATGGCTCGGGTAGCCATGATCGCAGCCGTTGGTGGCACAAGTAATGACAGGGCTCCAGACCGCGCTACTCAAAGTCAGATGCTGGCTGAAATTAACAATCTCTTTGAGACAGGCACAACATCAATGTCCGCGAAAGACGCAACT